GTATAAAGATGATGGATTTGCTTCATATTTTATTAAGTATTTTAATGATCATTGTATTAATGCCTTTGAACTCAGGTATTCCCAAAAACATATTGCTAGAAACATTTATTTCAAATAATAATGTTCGTTATATACGAATTATGGTTACCTTGCTAATCTCTATATTCTATGTAAAACAATTTATACATTATGCGACTCGTTCCCAGGTGGAAGCATATAGTCCTCCTAAATCCATACACAACGAATTATCGAAGGAAGACAACAAGAACGCGAATATATTCGCAACCGAATATTTAGAAAAACAGGCTAAACACGATGCTTCTGTACAACAATTCGCAGTAAAAACCAATTTATTGGAAGGCTCACCTGTTTGGAAAGAAACCGGATCATTTCCTTACAGTGGAACTGGATATGTTCCTAACTATGAAGAAAGCGTTTATCTAACTGATCAATTCCAATCAAAACCGAAACATTTAACAACTACACCTTATTTAAATGGTGGATTTTGCACTGCGTTAGGTAGCACACCTTTGCAGATGGAAGACAAGTGTAATTCATTAGAAAGAGATATTTGTGCCTCAACTGATTGTTGTGTATTACTCGGAGGTCAAAAATGCGTAAAAGGTAACGAAAGTGGGCCTCATTTCAAGAACAACTATAGTAATTTTTTGATTAAAAACAAAGATTATTATTATTATCAAGGCAAATGTTTTGGTAATTGTCCTGAATAAAGGGAACCTAGGTTCCCTTTAAATCCCTCCTTACGGTAATTCGTAAGGGGGGTATTGTGTGTAGCACATAGGTCACGCGAAGCGTGTAATCCCCATGCAGCGTATATAGTCCCTCTGTGACAAAATTGAATTATTGTATTGTTATTGTATTCACAACACTACAATTAAAAATGCCTATTACAAAGAGTATTCAAATTCCCAAGGTGGGAGGTTCCGTCGATTTTCATATCGGTGAAAATGCGATGGATAATTTTAACGTGATTGATGAAGCGGATAGTAGCGATTTATGGTTTCATATTGATGGACATTCATCGTGTCATGTGATCGCAGATATTTCTTCGATCGATAATATCAATCGAAAAAATATTCGGTATGTGGTTACACAAGGGGCTATAATATGCAAACAACATTCGCGCTACGCGAGCAAAAAAAATGTGACCGTTACATATGCACGAGTTGTGGATGTAGAAAAAACTACGACACCGGGTTTGGTCGTAGTTCAAAATCAGAAGCTTATTACGATTTAAGGTATAATATGTTCTTCAATTTTATAACGCACTACGGACCATAAAAAGGCTTTCGCCGTTTTTGTTTTTGTTTTCGTTTTATATATTTTTTATACATCCTCTTCGATCGCAATTTCCGCAATCACAATACGCGGAGGCATATGCAGTGGTGTATTATAATCAAAATTATAGGTATATCCATGACCGGATATACCATGACCACTTTCTTCAGCTCCTTCGTCTTCATATCCACCACCACCACATCCTGTAAAATCCGGCCATTCGGGTGGGCAATCGTTATGTGGGATATTATAGATAAAAGCGTCATTCAGATTATTCCATTCTTTGAATAATTCAAGCATTTCTTTTACAGACAGACCCATATTTCGAGCCAGATTGATTGTTTCATCATCCGGTTCATCTTCTTCATCTTCTTCTTCATCATCTTCATCGTATTCATATCCTTCACTTTCATATTCGTCATCATCATTACTTGCGTTCATTATGGGAGCAACTTGACGAAGAGAATTGGGTTCCGATGATGTAATCATGTCTTGTTGGCACATTGTATTTAAATAAATAGCTTTTATAGGGGGGATATGATAAAGAAATTATCAAAAAGGACCTTCAATTTTATAATACATTCTTTCTCTGTATAAAGAAAGAATGAATTTTAAATTATCCCAAATGTTTGATTATATTGGATTTTCTGCCCCCTATTTTCTCATTCCAATCACCCTATTTTTAATATTACACAAAAAAATGGCCGTCATTGTCTTTATAGTGGGATACATAAGTAATATAATATTGAATGTCGCATTGAAATTATGTTTTCAACAATCCAGGTCGTCTAATATCCAACACTCATTTGCATTGGATTTCAGCGATGTCTATAAAAATGCACATGAATTAGGCCCTCATGAGTATGGGATGCCGTCGGGTCACGCACAATCGGTATGGTTTATTACAGCATTTATTACAATGGTTCTCAAAAATCATACTATTTCTTTTGTATATACAGTCATCTCCATATGTACCATGATCCAACGTGTCCAATACAAAAATCACACAATGAACCAAGTTTTAGCTGGTATGATAGTAGGTTCCCTCTTTGCATATTGGTTATATAGCGAAATCCTAATTATTTGATTCAGCTATTCCGCTTGCAGTCGGCTGTTTCGGTGGGTGGGTCGCAGCAACAACTTTATACCCCTTGTTCGTTTTCTTTCGCGTTAAACTGGGTGCATTCTCACCCAATGCATGATGTTTGTCGTGACATTCCTCACAAATAGACATCAGATTGGCCGGATGGTTTTTATGTACAATAGACCCGTCGTGTTGTTTAATAAATCCATTTTCATCCGCATTCATTTGCGGCTGTAAATGATGTACCTCTTCACCCAACTCGGTTTCGCACATTTCGCAAAACCCGCGAATTTTAGCTGCATTATATCGAGTAATCGAATGAGACAATTCACCCTTGGTGTCCGGAAAGTATTTACTACGTATCTGGTATGCTTGGGTTAAAAAATCATCATCTAAATGCAGTGATTTACATACTTCCAGACCATACATGCGGTTTCCTGGACCATCTTGTAACTTACGGTCGTAAATCAGCGCATCCAATTCGCGGTCATAATGAACAGCCATATGTTTCAAAGCCAATTGCTGTAATGAACTCACCTCATCATAATGAACTATTTCATGAAAATGAGTAGCGAATATATGAGAACAACGCTTTGTTTGCATATTCATCAATCCTGCTACAAAAATACTCAATGCGGATTCGGTTTCCGTACCAGAACATAATTCATCGCCCAATATCAAACTGTTTTCATCCGCCATTTTCAAAATCACACGCAATTCCGACATTTCCACAGCAAACGTAGAAAGGCCTTTGAATAAATTGTCGGTTCCTAATATGCGTGAAAATATCGCAGAATATGGTTTAAATTGAAATTGTGTGCAAGGAACAAAGAGTCCGGCTTGCGCCATAATGATAGAAATACCCAAAGCGCGGATAAAACTTGTTTTTCCAACTGCATTTGTTCCATATAACAATATACCGTCGGTACTCCCATCACCTAAAACCACGTCATTCGCAACATACAATTCGTTTGTTTGAATATGTTCAATCAATACATGACGTAATGCTTTTGCATTTACGAAGGATTTGGATGCATTGTCTTGAATTCTTGGACAACAATAGTTATATTCGTCTGCAATATATGCCTTATTCGTTAAAACATCGAGTCTTGCTAAATAAGTGGCGATATATTCCATATCTGCATAATGTGTTTGTTCTAATAGTCCAAGAGCATCTAAATAGGCTTTTGTGATTAATTTGTTTAAATAATCGCGTTGATATAGGATGTCGCGACATATCTTGGTCAGGAATGGGAATTCAATTTCATCACAGCTACCAGAGGCAGATGTAAGTTTTACTTCATTCCACATGGCGCCATCAATGTCGTTCATAGGTACAGAACCCATATTTTTTATAATAGTTTTCAATATCACCCCCCTTTTCTTAGTAATTTGAAAGCTCATCCCAGATTTTTCAGTAGTGTGAATTTTTACATAATCCACATCGGAATGGATTGTATTATCGTGAGAGCGTATTGTATTGTTTAACAATTCATGAATACGATGGAATGTTTGGTTGTTTTCTTTATAACGCTGGTTCACTTCATCTAATTCTACACTAAACCCTTCGCGAATAATCGTTTCATCGAAAGTGTTCATGTTGTTCAAACCCTTGCATCGATCAATCCATAAATACTTGTCCAAGAATTCCAACACATTGGAACATGTCTTAGAAATTGTATCCCGTTTCCGATCTAAATAAGTCACAATATCCGGATTTTCTTCTAAACACACTCGCAATTGATATGCCGTTTGAATTGACTGGTACAAATAAAATACGGAAGACGGATATATTTTCCGCAACACGACTTGCCTACATATTTTCTCAATATCACGCACTTGTCCAAGAAGTTTCCGAAAAGGTAGTATCATTTGTGCAGTATGTTCTTCTAGCATTTTTTGTGTAGCAGAATATTCACCATTTAGCCATTCTACATCAGTTGTTGGTGATACCAATTGGGTGTAAAAGAGACGGCGTCCCATAGGAGAAGAACATTTGTTCAAAAAGGAATTCACAGAAGACAAGTGTCCGTATTGATGACCACCTGATGATGGATCGTCCAAGATATTCAACTGTTTCAATGTATGATTCGCTAAAATGACTCCAGAGTTCGCATGAAATTCCGGAATAGAAATATTTTTCACCAAATTAGGATTATGTTCTTGGACAAAATCCAATAAGTAACAAAATGCTTGGGTTGCGGTGGGGTATGTTTGAAATTCAGTACAAATATTTAGCGAATCTTCACCATAAAACTTGGACAATATGTGCGAAATATACTTTTGTTGAGTACAATGTTCTGCCTTTTCTGATTTAGCTATATCCACATGATGTACAACTGATGTATGTATTCCAGAATATTGACGCAATAACATTCTATTAGAATCATCCATAGAAGATATTAAAATAACCTCACTCGGATTGTGTGTTGCAATTATACGTTCGAGTTCATCAAAAGTAGTTGGTTGCATAATAAACGGGGTTTGAAATTCACTTATATACGATTTTCCTGTAAAAATATTCGCAATAGCTATACCACACGACATATTATCACGGGTTTTTGATAGACCTGGTGAAGAACCACGTGATTTATAAATATCAATCCAAATACAAGCAATATTGTTGGTCATTTGTGTAACACTATCCATTTCATAAGGTACATACGTCCCAGCCGAATGGACACTATCTAATACGCGGGTTATAGTTTTTCCTTCTTTTAATTGAACATATACAACTGCCGTAAAACCGTTTTCAGTAAGTCGAAGTAAATATTTGTCCAATGTATAATCACGGAACCCAGCCATTAATACTTGATCTCCATCATAGACAATCTTCTTTTCAGAAATATTCAAATTACATATTTGTGCAAGTTCAACAATAGATGTTTTTTGAATCGTATTTGTGGTTGGGCAACGAAAACCATAAATTTCGAAAAATGCACCGACTTGAAGTAATACAATTGTAGAAGCACCATATTTGGCTCTATATTTATTCGTCAATTGTATATATTCTCCATAAATGGAATTTTCTGACGACATAATGGTAATATATATTCAAAT